GGTCTGCAGTCTCTTCCCATATACCTTTGTTTTCTTCTATATCTGTTGTCATCTCCTCAATTAGATTTCTAAAAATGTTTATGCGATCCATTTTCGCGTCGCTAAAGGTATTCCCTATTGCTATAGCAAGCCCTTCTTGCGCTGACTGAAGAAGAACACTGGCACCTTTGACGTTGTTAAGCATGACATCTGCCATATTTCTCGCGGCACCACTTGAATCGTTAAATTTGTCTTCGAGGTCACCCAACTTGTTGGCCTGCTTTGCGAGTATTTGTGCGGCAGTTGTAGCTCGCAGCCCGAACATCTCTGTCATTTGCGTTGCGTCGACACCGGCATCACGTAAATCAGAAAATTTTTCGGCTAATGTTTCTGCTGTGCTCCCGTTTACCCTGAGTAATCGACTTGCCTTGCTGCTTTCGTCGGCAAGCTCTATCATTATACGTCTCAAAGCAGTACCAGACAATGAGGCATCTATGCCGTTATCTGCTAATGTACCTATCGCAGATGTTAGCTCTATTATGTTGGTTCCTGTATTCGCTGCAACAGGCCCAGCGATTTTCATTGACTCTGAAAATTTTGTGATATCTAATGCGGTGCTTGTAAACGATGTGGCCATTAGGTCTACAACATCATTTGCTTTGTCTGCATCAAGCCCAAACTGATTAAGTGTACTAACGGTTACACTTGCAGCAGTTGCCATATCTGTTTGTGCAACTGCTGCCAGATTTAAAACACCCTCCGATGCCGCAATTATCTGGTTTGTCTCAAACCCAAGCTTTGCCATTTCGGTAAAGGCATCAGAAACCTGCGAGGCACTAAACACCGTACTCTCCCCGAGTGCTTTGGCTTTTTCTTCTAATGCCGCAAATTCTGTTGCGGTGGCACCTGAAATTGCCTTTAACCGTGACATTGAAGCCTCAAAGTTTTGTGCCTTTTCACGCACAAAGCTAATACCTTGACCAAGCTTATTTATGGCAAGAGTAAGGCCTGCTACTGCCAAAGCCGCTGGGCCAAACCTTGTCGCAAAATCAGAAACACTTTTTTGTATATTTTTAAGCTGACCGCGCAAATTCTTTAGGCCTCTACTTGCGGAGCCGCCATTATAATTAACACGTACCTGCGCTTCTGCTGTGTTGCCTTTCCCGAACAAAGACATTACTTAGCCTCCAGTATACCGCGCATTATTCCAACTTTGACATAATCTACAATGTCAAGCTCGTTCATTCTGTTGGGATCAAATCCACCAATGACGGCGCGAGTTAGAACTAAAAAATTTCTCACTTCTTCGTATTTCCAATAGTTTTCTGGCCATAAACAATATTCTTGGCATCCGTCCTCTTCAAGCTTATCGCATTCCATACACCCGGAAGGAAACCCTTTGGCTGAAAAAGTACCATCTGAATTTTTTTGTGGTACAAGAACTTCGCGACAAATTGCGGCAAACTCGTCAATCCTTAATCGTTTTTTTTTACTTTGTAACGATCTTGATATGCAACATTGTTCATTGCAATTAAATGATGTACCCAGTATTTTACCAAGTAGTCAATCTGTATGTCACGTTCCAGATCGTCCACTTTCATACGTTTGTCGTCAACATACCCTTCACACCGAACAAATATCCTTTTTGCAAACGGTATGTTTTTATTTGCCACAATTTCATTAAAAAATGCCACACCTTTGTTTGGAGATTTTGCAATTTTTTCAAGTTCTTTTTTGTCGCTAAGACATTCGTGCATGACGTACGTGTATTCTATTAACGCATTGCTGTCTGGTTTTGTATAATATATCTTTGATACAATACGCCCCCAGTTGTCAACTATGTCAATGTGGCACTCTGTGCCGCCTTCGGGTGGGCGTATCGGTCTTACTGCCCACCCAAAAAACGTTCTTAAAATCCACTTCCACACCTTAAATTGCCCCCGATAGCTGTGTGATTACTCAATTATTTTGTGCTGTTATATGCGACTGTAATAGCAGATTGCACATATGCAACCATGCTATCCCCGTCGCTGTTTTCAAACACTTCTGTCGTATATGCCTTACTAATTGGGCTTGCATCGTCCTCTGGCGCTGATGCTACCTGAACAACAGGAAACAAAAAATCTAATGCGTATCGATAATCTGTTTCAATTTCAGGGCCAATATATTCGAACTCAAAGGCACGCTGTGTGTCTGCAAGCCTGTCTGCGTCCGTGTCAATAAGGCTTTGATCTTTGCGCATATTAAATTCAAGTGTATATCTTCTATCACCACGCGTACGATCATTAGTCACACCGCAACCACCAGCACGCATCATATCAGCACCAGTCATCCCATTGCTGCCACTTATTGTCACGCTGTTAAGTATAGGCGTAAGAGTAATAACACTTGTCATGTCTGGCTCATCAAGTGATATTGATGATGGCCCAGGAGCCGTAGCTGTAGACCCAGCCCATGCTTTAAGGCACTTATAGTTTAGTAGTGGTTCACTGGCTAATGTTTGCTCGCCAGTACTCATGCTACCTGTGGCATTCGCAGTTATTGTTCCAGCGCTAACGTAGTGCCGGTTACCCCAACCGCTAAACGTTGCCTCTACCACGCCATTCCCGCCGTTGGAAAATGTAATTGACATTTCATTAACGACACATCCGCTTATAACCTCATTTACACCGCTGTTGCTCGGGCCCATTTGGTATGTAAACGTTGGCAACAGCCGTGACTGTATAGGCAGATGCCGAAGCTCGTGAATGCGTGCATTTGTCGCACCACTTGGTGTTATTGGAGTACTTGAGAGCGTGTCACCCTGAAAGTAGCTAAGCAAATATGCGACTTCGCTCAGCCTGTCACATGTATATGACCACGGAGTAAACACAGATTGAAGCTCGTTTTTTGTTCCGTGTTCGCCACTACCAAGCTTATTGTAATCACTTTCCACCTGGTATTCTGGTTCTGGCAGGGTCATACGACCTCTACCCTCGAAAAACTCATCAGTGTCGGCAGTAAATGGTGTTGCCTCTCGGTACGAGAAGAACCCCTTATAAGCTTTCCAACTCTGTACAGGCATTACAAAACCTCCGTCTATGCCTTAAGCTTGTTCACCAGTATGGTGATTGCGCCCTCGACGTTAAAAATTAATTCACCGGTTTCTGTTTCTTCTGGTGCTGAAAGCGTAGAACTTGAAACAACAATATCCAACACCGTTGCATCGCTATCGGTATGATATCCAGACAAATAGTTTCCGTCCCACATCTCTGAGCGAACAATGTTCTTTACTGTCTCGTGTGCATTGTCCAGTTGAGCCATTATATTGTTTACTTGCATGCCAGACCCTACATAGCGCAAGTCCACGCTATAGGCATCGTCTACATTTTGCATTCTGCCTTCGCCGGTGTCGTTTTGCTCTGCCCATAGATATATCGCAAATGGGCGCGACCTGTCAACACGAGCCTGGTAATACTTGGTCGGATCGCTGTCAATTATGCTGACGAGTTTACCTGTGCCGTACAGCGTGCTCGTGTCACCCTTAAGCAATTGTGCGATGGCATCACACACACCTTGCCTATCCAGAACGGCCGGAAGTGTGTCACTTGTGTACGTCCAGCCGTTGGCAGTGCTACCAGAATATGTACTTGATCCGTTGGCGTTGGTTAATACGATGTCGGCAGCACCGGCCGTTCCTGCTGGCGTAGTAATGCTGATGGACGTTAGACTTTCTGAAACAACAGTTGCATTGTTACCTCCAACAGTCACAGTGTTTCCAGACGCGACTTGAAATGAGCCTGAAAGCGTAACTGTTGTACCACCACTCGCACTGCCGCTTTGTGGCGCAATATTTTGTATACATGGCGGGGTAGCACCAGCATCATTGGTAGATAGCATGCCGTTGGACATATACGCGATAATGTCTGCTTTATATGTTGCCATTAACTGACCGTTCTGTTTCCGTTTGCATCAAGAGTATGCGTTGTTTCTACACCACCGTCTTTATCCTTAAACTCTGTTCCGTCTGTTATAGTTGTTCCGGTCCTATTGTCAACTGTGCCATCTAATATAGCCAAACATCGCTTTAGGGCTTGCGCAATGGTAAAGCCGGTATCTGCAGTTGTTGATGTTGTTATTGCACCATCGGTCCCGCGCATGTCGGTATTGGTGGTAGTGGTTCCGATGATGGAGTTGGTTTTGTCGTATCCGGTGCCGTCGTAGTCAAGTTCAAGGTTGTCGGCTGCTGTGCTGTCGCCAGACACCTCGGTTACGTCGGCACTGATAGCAGCGCTGTCACCGGGCATCGTGTAGATCACTACCGGCTCAATTTTAATGTCGGCTGTCGAGGACTTGGCGAATAGGACAAATAGATCCGCGTTGCTCTCCGCCTGTGTCAAGTCAAATATGTACACACCAGGCGCGTCTGTCGCATCCAACTCTGTCGGGTTGGCGTCATTACTGGCTGCTGTCGCGCCGCCGTCCTTGCTGATCTGCGCGGTGATATTGCCCGCGTCACCTGTTTTCTCGGTGCTATTGGCCGTGTCCCAGGCGAACACTGCTACTTTTTGACCTGCTACGTTTTTGTAAAGCGCCATTGTTTATGCTCCGTGTAATCTGATTCTCGGTATACGTCCCCCGCCGCCTGCCGTTTCCTCGGGCTCCAGCGCCCCGGCGGCACGCCACGAGGAATTGTTGGCATCGTAATATGTCTCTATGTTTCGCGCTGCACTACCGGACGCAATAGTGTAATCGCCACCGGCCTTGTTGACAAATGGGTCTGATCCGAGCGAAACGTCTGCAATTCCTGTGATCAACTCTCCATTTACTGTGTTGGCGTTGGTCCGGTTGTACGTGTAGTTGCGGTCCCACCAAGCCCAGTCTGAGCCAGCCGCGTCGACGTAATCGCGCACACACGTGTGGAACAGGCAAAATTTAATGCGGTTGGCAACACCACTGTTGCGTATCGCCTCTGTGCTCATGTCGACAAACGTGCAGCCAATAACGTCAGAGTTGCTACCTGTTCCTAAATTTACACCGCGTGCCATATTGACAAATGTACACCCATCTATGCGCGAGTTGGTCAGGCTGTTGCCGAGCCCGTACAAACCCGTAGCGGTGAACCAGCAGGCCACAGTCGTGCAGTTGATGCTATCCTCCACACCGCTGATAGAGTTTCCGTCAAAACAGCACCGGTAAAATAGCACCGACCGAATCCCCAAAGTAACACCAGACCCGCCGTTGTCAAGCCATGCGCAATCAAAAAACGCATGATAGTCGGTTCCTCCGGTGATAGTAAATCCGTGTGATGTGTGGTTTTTCCACCGGATAAACTGCCATGAGTAGTATTCTTTGTTTCCGGCAGCTGTGCCGTTGGCCCGCGTACTCTCGCCGTCGATGTCAAAGTACGAGGCATTTCCGACCGGGGACCCTGGGCCCAATGGCGTTCCTGCGGAATCGCACCCGACCACAGTAATCGTGCTACCTGCGGCCCCTGCAACGGATAGCGTCCACGCCTGCTTAGCGCCGGTGCCGTCATCCTGTTTGCACAAGCGCACCTCATCTCCAGCAGCAAGGACGCCATCTACAGCCGCGAATGTAGTAAATCCATCGGCAGCGCTGGAGCCATCGGCTGCGCCCGTCGCGTCCTCTTTGAAATAGTATGTAGGCACTACAGCACCACCTTATCAGATCGCTGGTATGTCGTTACGCTCTGCCCGTCTATCGTTATTGTGTCCGATCCGTCAACGTGGGGACAGTCGTCCGGCTCGTCCGGCAGGGCCGCGTACAGAGCGTTGTCGGTTTGCCCTTTGTCTGCCATTACGTGTTTACACCGAGACTTGTGGTAGTGCAGGCAATCATCAATTACTGCGTCGCCCGGCACGTCACAATTCTCCAGATTACATTTCCGGAATGTCAACCCGGTTACGCCTGCAAACACAGTGGTATGCGGGATTGCGCGTGCCAGATTACAGCCGGGCCCCTCGAACGTGTCGCCGTTACTCACCTCGGGCAGGTCCCGAAATGCCCAGTTTCCTCTATGAGTCGCCATCTATGCCCACCTCCTCAGCAAAGGTGTTAAGATTGTCGCGCATGTACTTCGATAGCATGATCACTGGGTCGTTCTGCGCCATCCAGCGCCTCGCCTTCTTCGACCGCATCAGAAACGGCTTGCGGTCGGTAAGCTCTGCCATGAGCTTGTCGAACTTGTCTTTGACCGCCAGGGCTTTCGCCGCCTGATTGCTTTTGTCAAGTGTTGCCATTATTGCCATCTCCGATCACACGCTATTACAACATTGTCAACTATATGCCTGTCATCTAACCCAATAAAAGGCAACCTGTGCCACCATTTTACGGGCTTTAGTTTAATCTCGTTTGCTGGCACATGGGGCAAAGGGCAAGCGTATGGAACAACGTCCCCACCTATCCATATTCTAGTATAGTTGCACAAGCCATCCTGTCGGTACTTGTCTGCTTGCTTACATCGCTCTCTACACATGCACGCTGGCCCGGAAAAACCTACAACACTGTTGGGTAAATCATATACACCTGCAAGCCGGATGGAGCAAATATACGCCAATGCTGCCCCAAGAGAATGTCCTGTGATTGTTAAGTCTAATCCTCGGTCAATAATTCCATTCTCAACCATTCCAAATACCCATGGCTCAAAATCCGCCCACGTATCCCAAAAGCCATCATGAAACCCATTGTCATACAGTGGTGCTATATCAAAGTTTCTAATCCATTTTTTGATCCGTATAACCCCATGAGACCCACGAGTATCTGTTCCGCGAAAGCATAATACTTGATGGTTGTCGTATTTCGCAAAGTATGAAAATCCCAAATCATCATTACGCATCTTGCGTCGAAATGTATTTGAAAACGCAAACCATGGCTCATTACCACAAGGCTCATTATAGGCAATGGCACTATGACGTGCAAAGTAAGGATATGGTGTAAATTCACTTTTTAACATATGATTTATGTCCATGCTTTACGCCTTCGAGGAAATCAACCGTCATGCTAACAATTTGCCTAAAATCGTCCCTTGACAAAAACAACCACGGTCGAGCAGGAGGTCTACCTGTTTTTTTCCCGCCAACATTGTGCGCTGCTGGATACGGGAATCCTTTTTTGCTTTTTATTTTCGTCCCGTAGACAAATCCATTAGAGCTACTTTCTAGAACACGCAAACTATCACGCATTTTGCCGGTACGTACCAATGGCCTGTTTGGCGATGCTCCGGCTGCAATTACTCCACGTTTTCCGGCAGCCTTTTTATTTTTGATTGTCATAGGAGATAATTTTCCCCACTTTACCCCGCGCACCTCAGAATTATCTGGTCTTTTTCCTCTAAACATCTTCATTGTTACGGCGTTTACATATCTCTGTATTTGCTTCATTAAAGGCGCCGGGCGCTCGATTTTGTTAAGAAGACGCCCTAGCATTCGCTGGACTTCTCTGTCATCCATTGTAATGTTTACAGGCCCCTTAGCCATTATGTTGCCCTAGAATAACGTGCGTAATCCAACCCGTCACTGCGGTAACTTCTCATGTATCTAACAGTTCCCTCAAAGCTGGATGAATCAGCCCGTAAGTACCACCTGTCGCGATATTCGTTGTTATACCTACCGCCAAGTGTTACTTCAAAGTCGTCTGGCTGTGTCCAAACATTACCACTTCCGCTAGTCACTTGTACGGTTTGCGGTATGACCTGTGTCCACACTATAGAGTTAGTTCTTGACCCGAGCCCCATAGATAGTGTGCTACTGTCAAGACTTATTGTTTCTGTCTCCCATGTTGGCGAAACATCGATGCTTTGCAGGTACTGGCGCCAATACTCAAGCATTTCGCCGTTAGAGACTATTTCCTGTCCATCACGGCTGCGTTCTGCTATGCGCTGCTTGTATAGAGCTACAGCTACCTGTATGCATGCGTGTTCAATTTCGCTTGGCGCATTAATCGTAAGTGGAGATGCGGTAAACGAGTCCCATGGATAATACTTATTACTTGTCCATGTGTCAACAAACGCACTTGCCCTATCCACAGCATCTTGTATTTCGCTGTTTGAATTCGGCGCGTCTGTTGGCAACTCTGCAATAAGTGTGGTAGCAGATATAATAGCCATTTACCATACTCCCCAATATAGTCTAATAGCACCGGCAACAAGGGCGACAGCAACCGCAGCATTAAACCAAACAGAAGCCTTCATAAATGTCCATAAAATCGCAACTTTGCTTATTAATCCGTCTGGATGATCAGGCGTGCCTAACACTGTTGACCTAATTGCTGTAGTGTCTTGACGTATCATTTCGACCGATTCTCGCAAGCTGCGTAACATTTCTTCGTGTACACCACATTTATTATTATCTGGCATTCTTAAAAACCCCTTACGAATCAAAACCTACGATAATATTAGATGCCGTTGTCCGCGGTGAATTTATTGATTTAAACTCACACCAATATTGTACTCCTGTTGTAAACGTACCGCTCGGGATAACCTCAGTCCTGCCACTTGCCCATGTAATATCCAAATTACCATCAGTGCCGATAACAAAGCACTTTCCGGTTCGTGCTGACCCGTTATTTGGAGAGTCAAAGGACGTTCCCGGGTCGATTTGGCGCATCTCAATTATACCTGGAAATGCAATACTCATTTATTCCTCCATAAAACAACAGGACTCCCAGCCCCCGAAAGGGTTGGGAGTCCTTGCCATCGGATGTCCCTGATCGTAACCAGGAATGTCGATTACGCACCAATGCTCGACGAAAGCGGACGAAGATAACACGTGACCCCGCTTATTGCTGAGGCGGACCCCAGAAGATAAGCGTAAAGCCTGATATCATTATCACCATCGTTCGCCATCAACACCTGCGCGTTACTAAGAGATGTGAGGGCTGCGCCACGTCCTGTTGCATCACCCATACATACATTTGCGATCTCTACATATGTCGATGTAGCAGCAGACGTGTTAGCCTGGAAAATCAGGTTAATCACGTCAAACCCAGTACCGGTACTAATACTTGTAACGGTAAGGTCTGCCACATAAACTCCCCGGCCCACATCTGATGCAGTCCCGAGTGTAGAGCTAGTAGTTGCGGACGCAGAAGAGCAAACCGAGATTGATTGATCGCTGCCCCATATTTCTGACTGTGTCTGCCATGCCATAAAGCATAACTCCTATGTTAGATTATTAACTGCTTCTCTTTTGGCAATCATTTCCGAGCTTACTTTTTCCTGCAGCTTTGCAACATGGCTGGGAGTGTGCGAACGCTGCCAAGCAAGAAATGCCTCACGGCTTTCGTCCACCTTTTTCCCATGGTACTTCCTCAGTTGCTGTCGGTTGTGGGTAGCACTTCCAGCATCAACCCGCTTAACCACTCTGCCGTCAAGGTTGATTTTTTCGTACTGGTTAGCCTCTTTGTCATCGGCTCAGGTCTGTTTCCAAGCAATGCATCATCTGGTGTCATCTCGCCATTGGCATCAAGCATACGCTTTCTACCTACAGTCGGAGCAACGTCAATGGTTTTAGCGTCAGCGCCTGGCTTTTGCCTATTGCCTTCAGCGTTCATCATTGCGTCGAGCCTGCTGAGAATTGCCTTTTGACTTTGCATTATTGCATCCTGCGCCATTTCCAACTTAGATATTCTATCTGCGTTGGTTGGGCGCCCCTTTCTTGTTTGCTTATCATCCAATGCCATGAGCAAACCTCCAATTAATTATTAGGTGCCAACAGTCTCGGCAACGTAGCGCAAACGCGCAATACTGCGCACTGCCTGCGGAGCAAGACCAACGCCCCATTCGAAGTCGAAGTAGTTGTAAACGTCGGCCTGATTGAGTGTATGCACCTCCATAGGGCCAACCTGGAATCCTGCCAGCATCTCGGTGCCATAAGTCACACAGTAGACTGACGAACTCTCACCATCACCATCATCAGTGTCAATAAGGTCAGTACCCTTGCCGTCCTTAAGCACAACTACCGGCACGTTGTTATACATACCAGAAAAATATCCCCACTGGTCAGGGCTGAATCTGGTTGCATATGCGGTGTCGTTTGTCGCGCTATTGCCTCGCGACAGTTTCTGAATGCGCAGACCAATCTGGTCGCTACAGTAAATGTATGTCATTCCTGGAACAATGTTCACAAGGCTAAGTAGCCTGTCAAGATGGTCCGTCATTAAAGCGCTTCCAGCAGAGGCAGAGCCAACATTAAATGTCTGATTTGCAAACAACGTTTCGTTGTTCAGCCAATCCTCGATACCACGCAGCTGCGTTCCACCACCGCCCTTGATGAAATCAATTGTCCATTGGCGTGCAGATGCCCGAACCTGCGCAGCACGTTCCTGTGGAACCTTCTGCGGGTTAATTTTGGCCATCATTCGGTCAATCTGGACTTCGCCACCATAGATTTTGATTGACTCTGTGAAAGAGCTTACAACAGAACGTGTTGATGTCCATGACCCATTGAAAGCACGAGTTCCGCCGCTATTGTATGGCAGTTGATCTTCTGTATTCCAGTTATGCACCCCGGAAGGTGCTGGCAGAATGGGCATTGCAGTCATCGGGTGATATGCCGAAGCATAAGTCCCAACAACAGAACGTGAGTGCCCTATGTCCATTGTTTTGGCAGTTTCGAGTAGTGTATTTGCACCAGTAGGCATTACTGATACTCCTTTGTTACGGGTTATTCGCTGATGGCGAAACTATCCCGCATCTGCTGCGTGTTCATGTTGTTGTAGTCTACCTGATTTCCGCCCCCATTACCACCGTGGTCCATTCCCGACCCACGCTGATTAGACGATGACACCAGATTTTCATACTCTGTAGCAACGTGATTCGCAACATCTGCGAGGCTTTCCGCCTTTAGCATTTTGCCGTCCTTTACAACGGCGAAAGCCCGTGACACGTTCCCTTGGTCATCAGGATCAGAATACTTTGCCAGTCCCTCGGACTTAATAAGATTCAACGCAATTTTAGCGTTTTTTCCAACAATATTAGCTTCTTGTAGTGACCCAAGAATGTCGGAGTCAAGCGCCATATTGAGTTCATTTCTTTTTGCCGCGAGTGCAGCGGCACGCTCAGACTCTACTGACTTGGTGAGATTTTGGACCTTTTCGGTAAGAGTACTCAAATCGTCCTTGTACTTGTTTATTTCAGCTTCCACGTCCTGAGTCCTTCCGCCGTTCGCCTTAAATTCATCAAACCTTTTTTTGTCGTCATCTGAAAGCATGCGCTCGTCGGAAATTTCCTTATTGGCTTGCTGAATTTTGCTTGCCGCCTCTGATTTAAGTAGCCATCCATTTTCCCCCAGGATGGCCTCGTAGGCCTCAATCTCCTCACCGTCAATTGTCAACGTAATACCCTTTAGGGCATCCTTAAGCTTGTCGTGTACACCCGCTGGCACTGGCATAACATCACTCCCTCGATGGTTTACCCACACGTACCTCGGTGGGTTTGTAAAAAAAAAGGCCACGAATAATCCAAAATCTGGATTACCCATGGCCTTGTTATTGGCTCAGGCTATTATTGTGGTTAATGTCCCACAATCTACTTGTCCAAAATCAGTCGTGAACCTTGTAATTTAGTTCAACGACCTCTATCTTGCCGTCTTTCCAGTGCTGAGTGACCTTGCCGGTAAATCTTGCATGCATCCTCTCAAGAGATTTTGCATGATGGCGCAAAAGTGCGTCCCTTTTGGGATCATCGGATTTTGGTCTTGCACTGTGCATATAAGCCCACACGTAATTATACGTTTATTTTTTGTAATTGTCAACAGTTGATGTATTTCGCGAACGAGTATAAGACCGTTTTACTGGCTTCGATGTTGTTTTTTTTACCTTTTTACCGTTTTTTTGTGCTTTTTTAATAGCTTCGTTTGTCACACGCTCAAGTTCTCTTTTTATCCCAAATGGCGTGCCGTCTATTTTGTTGTATCCTGACTTAAGCATATTCAACTCCTTTTGCTTGTAGTTTTATCACCATTTTTTCCTTTGTTTTGCGGTGGCTGTGCAGTCTTTTTGTTTAATTTGCGCGCTTCGCTAGCTGTAGTCAAAACCCCACGCTCAGGATCAAAACGAAATTCTTTAACTGTCGGAAAACGCCTCTCCGCAATCTCTATCGGCTGAAGCAGGCATTTGCACGCGCTGCCGCAAACAGTGTGGCCACTACCAGGTGTGCCAATCTGCTCCCACTCAGCCCAAGATAGCACCTTGCCTGCACGCAGGCTACAGTCAGGGCACGGCTTTGTGCTAACCGTAATCCATTGCCACATGTCGTTCGGGCGCGGGAAGTCCTGGCGCAACACTCCAATCTGCTCTTGTGATCGCGCACGCCTGGCCGCGTCTCTAGCAACAGCATTTGCCCGCTTGGCAAATGCCTGCATAGGCCCAGCCTTGCTTCCACCGACCTGTATTAACTGATCGAGTATTTCCTTGTTGGTAAATCCTGCAGCACGTGCGTTTGCCTTAAACACATCAATGTCAGCCTTTAGTATACCGGCCTCTTTGTTAAGTTGCGTTAGTGCGGCATCTACCCGCAATCCAGCCCGTTTTGCCGAGCTACGTTTTGCAATATTTCGCAACCTGTCCATCCTTGTGCGCCGCTCCGAATCGTCGAGAAACCTGTTTATTGCATTACGGCCCATGATTCTGCCATGAGACCCAGCCTTGGCGATCTCCCGATTTAGAATACCTCTTACTTTACCAATGAGCTTATCAAGCTTTTGCGAATTTGTGTAGTAGGACGGGCGGGTGGCCGCAGCATTTGCCACAGTCCACACCGCGTTTCTATCACCCTTGAATTTCAAATCAAGCTGTTGCGCTCTTATAAGATCATCTTCGATCTCTTTTATTTGCTGGTCAACGTCTGTATTTAATTCAGCCAACGTAATTTTTCACCCTGCAAAATGTCATGTCCTTGTCTCCAATGCTGGATTTGTCACCTACATGCTGTACTAGCGACCTGCCGACAGCCCCCACAACCCACCCCATTCTTTTGCAAGCGTCACACATTTTGTAGTCAACAATGTGTCGCCGGTAATGATCACTACGCCTATCATTTGTTGGCAACCAACGCATACCATCCATGTCTTCGTTAACCTCTTTTTTGTAATCTGTCCACCATTGACGGTTTACGAGCCAACACACCCCACCTGGATGCCCTCCCTCAGTAATAGTATACCATTTTTCACGTGCCTTGTCCTCCTTGCGATTGTATAAAGAAAATATTCCTAATTTGCAATCACTCGCTGTGTTACAATGATATGCCAGCGCCATTCCATTCCGCAACCAATTCTTAGACACCTCAACATCGTTTTGTATGTAACATACCCACCTTGTCACGTACCTCCTAAAAACATCGTCCAGCGCCTCATATACAGCTTGATACGACCCCCTGTTAACATGCCTATGCACATAATATGTTTTGTCGTATTTGCTTAACAAATCAATAGCATCGGCATCAGTACTGCCGTCATCATGTATATGTAGAGCTGACATGTCGGCATTTGATTGCTCAAGAGAAGAAATAGTAGCCTTTGTATATTTAGCTCTGTTATAGGTTGTCATTGCAATCGGTAGATAAATCACAAAAATCTCCTTACGGCAGTAACCACATCTACTACTTCAGGTTGCCATGTTGGTAAATACTCTACCGGTGTTCCAAATGGATTCCAAGCTGTTTTGTATCGCACTTCATTTGTGCACCCAATTACCTCGGTTTTGTTTTCTGACCAAACCACTTGCGGACACTCACACATACTCGCATAGTGCATCGGACCGCTACTAGGCCCAACAATACATTTTGCCTCTGAGCATAACACTGAGAGCCTATCAAGCCCAACACCGCGCATATCTTCGCAGCCACGCACCCTTCCTGCCCCACCTAAACTACCAACCGTAATTATTCTAAAATCCTTTAGAGCATATGCAAGCGCATCCCACTTATGATTTGGCCAGTTGCGTTCTTCAGTGGAGTAATTTTTCGTCGTGCGGTTGTGAATCAGTATCGTATTTGATGCTATCGGATCATGAGACCTGTACCTATACCATACAACATCTTGTTTGCATAGACAAAGCTCTTTGGATGGCATCAGTCTATTGCCAGAACCGTAATACTCCAACAGACCCAACTCGCTAGTGTACATATTACGCTTACGTGGCCTAACATTTATCGTTTCGATTTCTTCCGCAAAATCCCAATACAACCACTCGTGCCCGTCCTCGCAACACACTGTAGTGGTGTCGTACCTACTAGCAACAGAGCGTACGAGGCACTGCCATCGGCACACCTCCCACCCAAACTCACCAACAAACGGTTGCACGTATAAATGCTTCACATCACGCCCTTTTCCACAATAATATCGCGCACTTTCCGCCAAAATGATTTAGGAGTTGCGTATTTGACACCGAGCATGTCTGCTGCTACAGTATCCGCGCAAACAACTGGCAACCCACATGCACGCATCTCACATATTGACCTTGGAGCGCTATCAACGCCAGACCAATATGGGGCAACTCCAGTGATACACTTTGATATGTGTTTGTGTATATCTTTGCGCGCCGAACAAAGCTGTTCCACGTTTGCCAATTTTCTCAGTGGCTCACCTCTGCCAAGGTGTAATATGCGCAAATCACGTGGGCAACTATCGTACACCCAATCGATACCCTTTATTGACCGTTGCTGCCAGTTTGCGATATAGCATATATCATATTTCTTATCGCATTGAACCGGCGTGACGCATTCTGCTGCAGGCTTTGCCCACACAGATACCTCGGAGGAAGGATACATGTTTCTCAATTCTGCCGCCTGCTTTGCGCTATCGCACAATATGACATCGTAATTTGTCGATGTGTCTGTTGGCTTCCACCTGCGCCCAGCACCATAATAGATTTTTCTTGCACTTGGTCTTTGGTTTATAAACTCGGAATAATAATCAAACCCACCACGACAGAACAGCAAGTCGCAGCTTCCCAGTTCAGACGGGCCACATATTTTACTGTCACGATAATTTATCTCGTAACCATATGGGTAATCCCAAAAAACTATATGCCCTGGATGTATAGCATCGAACAATTGCAACCACATATCGTCGTCGTTTTCAATACTCTCCTCTGTCCGCTCATCCCACCAGCCACGCAAATATATTGCTACTGTACTTCTGCCTTGTATCTCAGGCCACACATGACTCGTCCATTGTAATTCCATGGTTCTTGCGTCTCCATTATTGCATGTAATATGGGGCTCTCATACTCCATACCACATATAATATTGTACAAAGACCTAAGCGCGTCTGTTTGATTTTCTATTAACCACTCGTATGATACAACAATACAATTCTTGTCGTCGAATGTAGTATTCAGTATTGTTGATACAGACTCTTCCCAAGCTCTTTCTGTGAGTTTTATATCACGCTCGAACGTATTATAGCATGACCTCGCAACATCGTTAGGATCTCTTATTATGTGCAGCACCTTAGCGTGTGGCCAAAAACATCGCCATTTGTTGTAATATGCAATCGCACGCATCCAGTTGTCATAGTACGCTATCTTTTCCCCGGACTCAATACTTGCATTGCCGCCGGTTAGTTTCCCAGCCTGTCTGCACGGCATGCGGTAGTTGTTAATAGCTTCCGATGCCGTGGCGTAAGTTTGCAGCCTCCACTGTTCGTGCAACAGATCATACCTAAGTGCAGGACACATGCTAATCAACCGGCGAAGCAAAGTGGTCCCGCTCCGCTCAAACCCCATGATAAGGATAGGGTCAATTGTTGGATTGATTTCATGCATCTGGTATATATCTACGGTTCAGATCTCTTTTAATGGCTTTGTCATAATTGGGATTGTTTAACCACCAATTGGCATCAAAGTCTTTGTTGTACCGGTATAGAGCTTTTGCCATTTTTTTGCACATCTTTTCTGCCTCAACGAGTTTGCGCCGTATCGCAACATCCTCAGCACTATCACTCTGTGCTATGTCGTATATCTCACGCAGCACCTCACAAACAGTGCGCTTGATATTAGCCCCTCTTAGACTCAAGCAGCCCCTCCACAATGTTTATGTCATCTGGCGTATCCACCGGGTGTGTGCCATGCGCCACCTCAATCATTTTTACACGCATGCTACTCAGCGCTCGCAAAAGGCATATGTCTTCAACACTTTCAATCTCACTTTTGCGTGCCCCATTCCCGTACAGCCTTACCAAGTCTTCAGAGTGCCATTTGAACATTCCTACCTGCCGGTAATATATGGGGTCTGTGCCAGCCATAACACCCGGGACTGGATTGCGTGACATATATAGTAGCCTGCTGTCGTTATCGACAACACAGTACGGCATGTGCTGTCGCGTCACACAGTCATCAATGGCCATTACGCCCACGCACTCACCTTTTTCAATTGGATACTCTATAAGTTTTTTTAAGTCATCGCAACGCAACATGGGCTCATCACCCTGCAGATTAATAATTTGCCTTGATCCGTGTATACGCATATTTACGGCTGATGCGACCCTGTCGTGGCCTGTCTTTATATCACCGTCAACATGCCATATGTATTTCGTATCGTCTTGTGTACGGCATATTTGCTCGGGTTGATCAGTAGCAATAAACGATGTTACGAGCCGGTTTGCAACTCTATGCACCTTCCACACCATTTCTTCACCGCCGACTTTTGCCATCCCCTTGTTTGGGAATCTTGTACTTCCTACGCGACACGGTATAATAGCCAGAACATCAGGATACATCCAACACACTCCCGTCATAATGCGCTTCGTATACAGTAGGTGTAATGATTTTAAAATTAACTCCGTGCGCTTTCAATTTGTTTAAGACCTCTAAAATTTCGTCATCCTTTCGGCCCTCGTATCTGGCATCATTACTATCAGTATGCCCCGAGCCATAGCAATGCTGATTACCACAATAATTAAGCGTATACCCATCCATACCGACCACATGTATCGGTGAGCACCCAATTATGTATGCCAGGTATATCGACAGACATCCGCACGTCCTGAAGTGCCCGTATATGCCTTCACTATCGTATGAATATGGTAACCCGCCCTGGTCTTTGTACTGTAGCACTTCGGCATCGTACTGTAAAGCTATAGCCTTCTGTCTTACATGGTGCTCCTGAACACCAATTACTAGAAGTGACTCTTTCTTGATACTGTCGCTAAACGTGTCAAACCTTTTGGCGTTTGTCCAAATGTGATAGTCAGGTGTTAGTATGTGAGTCATATTGTTAATACCAAATGTCGCGTATTTATGTGCCATCCCTACCACGGCATCGCCATAGTCACGCAGTGTTGCCCCGGCTCCAACAACCATCGCCGGACGCAGCATCTCACGTCCTACCCACGTTGCTATAAAGTCCACTTACACACCTCCACATTTGCATCCATTCCTAAAACATACATGCATGCCAATCTGTGATGCCCTTCCCATATTTCAAAATAATCCTTTTGGCCTTTTACCTTCGTCTTACACAACGGCATGGACAATACCACCGGCGTACTTTTCAATCCGTTTTTTTCGATGTCCTCAAACAACGCGAAAAGCTCTGACAATCGTGCCTTTGCCCGCTCCATAGAATGCGTATATGCAACTTGCATGTCAACATACGGCTGCACACTGCCTTCGTCGTGGAACCACGATCTCAACGCCTTAACGTGTGGCGAGTCTTTGATCATCCAAGACCCACCAGCCAAAACATTCCAAGTGTGCATCCAATCAGGATTGTATTGGCAATAAATACTATCCCAACCAACCACATCGATGTGGTTACCAACAAGCCTTACGCCTCGTCGAAACTCTGCGAAGCTCATGATCTACCTATCCATTTGTCGTAACATTTCCGAAAATTTATAGATCGATACGGCACACCGGTCTTATACAACGTATACGCCAATGCTGGTTGGTCACGCACTGTCTCCTCCTCAACAATCTCGTTATACCAGAACTCCATAGCCTCGGCAAGCCTCGCGTCATCGTGCCTTCTGACCATAATTCCTGGAGCCCAGAGCCCAAACTTCTCAGGGAGATCTTTCTTGTATAGATTATATTGCCGTGAACTCTTAAGCCCAAGTACACGCAGATCCTCCAATGCGCACCTTCTTTTGTTATGGTCCATCACCACTAACGGCGCATCGCTTGCCTTTTGGTGGTTGATCCATATTTGGTGCTTATAGAATGGCACGAAGCGTGTATCCATCCACACAGAGTATTCATATCCAGGCATCCACCTGTGACACAATATTTTTATTTCTCTCGACTTTAGTATTGGGTGTTTCTGTTTTTTAATCCTGCGAATTTCCCATACATCACTCTTGATGTCTTGGCGGTCGGTATAGCATATGTAATCAATATGATGTTCCCGCTTAAAATCTTCGCGCAAACAGTACGGCCCATCACCAATTATTGCGGTGTAAATTCCAACAGGCGAATGTGCGTTGTCCCATTCCGGCCAACACTTCATCATGTCACGTATTTCTGCGTGGTCCTTGGGTGCCCTTGTCATCTTGTTGGCGTGCCAATTGATATACCACTCATCCACAAGCCTTATCTGATCATGGGCCTGCATGGACCGTAGGATGTCATACTCTGCGCCTTCTACATTGAGCTTTACAACAATTTTCTTATACTCTTTACGCTGCCCATCGAGCCAGTCGCCAAGATCAACTGTGTTTACCATGTAAGAATCTACGCCACGTTTTTTTTTCCCGACAACCGTCCCGCCGTTTGCGTGTGCTGTTGGGTACAGCCTGTGCTCGCCATAGTTGCGCCAGGCACATGCTTCTATTACCTTTACTGATGGAAATGCGTGTCTAATTATTTTGGCACTTGTACGGTTTGGCTCAAAACACACGTAATCATACCCATGCTTATGGGTTGCCATCCATTTGGCAATTGAGTCACCAGTATAGGCTCCGCAATCAACAAAAAGGTTCATCATTTACATCCAATCGACTTGGTTGCCTGCGGGAATGTTGCGTATTACTGTTATGCCGCTGTATATCGGAAGCGTACATATTTCTATTTTACGGTTTTCGTTTTTGCAATCCCGCACAACCTCCCAAGCCCCTTGGCAATGTGGTAATTGTGATTCGTTGTGTGGGTGGGTGTCGTGCATTATTACTATGCCGCCCTTGGCCAACACACCCAAAGAAGATTCCAAATCTTTTCGCACTTGATCACTTTGGTGGCAAGCGTCTATAAATATTAAGTCGAATCTCGTGTCACCAAATGGTCTATCTGCAAAAAACTTATCTGTAGTCCCTTCAAAGCTGCGCCCATACAGTGACGCTATTGCGCACGATTCCTCTGATGTATCAACGCCAATAGATACTTCGGACAACGGAGCAACCTTTTTGAATGTCGCGCCCTTTGCTATGCCTAGTTCCAGGTATGTTCTAAGCTTTCCACACTTAGACAACCCTTTGGCGATTACATGTATTACATCAGAATGCGCGTTTTTTTCAAATGGTACTTTCATACACCTCAATCCTATCTGTCCACTGTTTCCCGTATTTTCCGTTTATTGGATGCGATCGCGCCGCCTGCTTGTGTGTCCCAAATAACCTACCCTGATAATGCCACTCTCCTTGGTGTAGCCTATGGTGCTTTTCAAATGGCATATTAGACAACATGGCCATATCGCTATCTCGTGGCACAAATGGCAGTGCCCGGGCACTATATCTATGCTCTTTGCATGTGAGCCCAATCATCCAACCAGTATCGCACTTAACAGAGTTACGCCCATAAAGACAACGGTTCTCGGTTTTTTTGAAAATGTGTTTTACGCATCGCTCACCACGGTCGTCTAACACTGGCACAAAATTCCAGTTAAGACCTGCTGATCTATGGATTGACAGAAAGAATATCCCTGGATACCCTCGAGCACCGCGTCTCATTTCGTTGGGAAACTCCCAACCCCACACTTGGTTGCTATCATTGCACTCATTTGAAACAACGTCATCCCAACCAGGATATAGCACGGCAGTATCTGCGTCTATTATAACCGCGATTTCAGCATCAGTGTCGAACTTGCTCATACACTCCATCAAGGCGTATCCATGCTGAAGGCTTGACTGTGTTGTCGTAACGGCAAATGTACCACTACTACTCCACCCGTCAGGGCAATCTGTGTTAATCCCACGGAATGCCTTTAGGGTTATATTATGCTTACCACTCTGGTACTTGCGTAGTGTTCTCCCAAGATATTCGGCATACTCTACACCGTTTGTCCCTTGCACGTATGTTTGTACATCTATTTTCATGTGTCAACCCTTTTCACTTTCTTTTTTTCTCCCAGGCTGTAAAATAACACTTCTTTCCGCCCTGTTGTTGTGGACGGCAAAAACCCTGCCTGTCCATCCATTCTCTTCCTATGTCCTTAAGCACTACACGATCCGGCCATACAGCAAGATAATCGAGCCATGGCTTGCTTTTGCCTGGTACCTTGTATGGGTATTTAAGACCAAATCTTTTTGCATGACTTTGGGCATGTATCTGTGTTTCAGGATTTATCGTGCGCATTAGCTTGCCGCCAATTGCTTTGTACAAATTACGATGCATAAGACAAGGTGAGGTAATGTGCTGTGCGTACTCATAATTGTATGCACGCAGTATAACTTGCAACATGTTGGTAGTGCTATGCATAAGCATCATCAAGTCATCTATCCATATTTTGTCTTTTAATTCCCAGTCGTCTTCAAGATTTAGTATTATCTCACTTTCGGCATTGGACCACACCCAGTTGTATGCCTCAGAATAATTGCCCTCGGTTGCAACATTAGATATTGTATGTCCGAAATACCGCTTACTCACTTCTATACTCTCGAGTATTGCCGTTTCCTGTTGCTCGCGTGGCACCACATCATGCGGAAATGGGTCAATATTTACGAAGTGCCTACACGCACCCCAATCAACACCCCTTAGACGCCGAACAAAGGACGAATAGCACCTATCGTGAATCTCCGGCCGAGGGGTGGCTGTTGTTGTTATGTCAAAGTGCATCTAACCGTCCTTCCATTCAGATGGGGCTCCGCTACGCTGTTTCATGTGTCCTATAAAAAAGTCCTGATCTTTGTCGTCTGGGTGTGCGTTCAGTTTGTTGTACTCGCAGCACGGGAGCCTGCTGCACATGCCAACTGTGTTACAAGCACACAATGCAACCTGGTCACACCACCATGATAGGTCTTGCCTGTGATAAACACCTCCCTTTTTGTTCCTGTGCGCGTCTAAATGGTCCCAAATGTTGTCGTAAAAATGTTGTAACAATGTGTCGCTCTCTGGGGAATGTAGTCCACGCACAAGATCAAACAAATCGCTTGCCAATTCATGTCCATTTTTGGAAAATATTACCCCACCATTGACAGTAGCCCACGGCTTCGTGCTATTGGTAGTAGTCACACACAGCCCATCGATAATGTCAAACACATGCGTAAAATCATTATTTATGTATGTGTCCCAGTCGAGGTATGTTGCATTCCCTTGCGTCCTGGAAAGAGCCATAAGTTTTATTGACTGCCCATACACCTCCCAATACTCAGCATCTATCGCAGCAATTGAATTGTGCCCGATATCCTTCGGGGTGTTAAGATACACAAACATTGGGTCTGGTGTGTATATGCGAAGGTTGTCATGATTAACATTACACAATGTATCGAGTAGTCCGCCATAAGGAAAATATCGCTGATCTACCATAGTTATTATTGTGTGCATAAATCTACCATGTGTTGATATGATTTGGCAATGCTTAACTCATATTGCGCGTTTTCAGCAATTTCATTGTTAATAGGCCTTGGTGTCCCGCATAGCAGACGTTCGGCAACGTGCGCCGAGTCAGACAAGCTTACCGATTCTGTAGTAATTCCACGCTCTTTGTATAGTGTGTTAGTTGGGCCCTTCTCATTGTAAACCACCGGGAGCCCACACATAGCCATCTCAATAAGTGTTTGCGGAAACCCTTCTGCCGGAAGATCGGTCAAAAGAATGCCTACCTTGCTGGAACACATTAGATCCCTTACACGTCTTGGGTTTGCAGGTGGGGTGCATACAACATCGTGGTGTGTTTTTCCCCATGTTTTGTTGTGCGCTATGCCACCGATCCAAACGACTTTTCTTTTCTCTTTGCAGTCTTCTGTAAGCTGCTTGATAAAGTCTATTTCGTGCTTATCTCCTCTCCGACCGCATAAGCAGTAATCGTATATGCGTTCCTCACCGCGATGTCGCCAGAATGTTGGGTCTTTCCCCTTAAACCATTGTTTGCAATTAGCCCCGCAATTTAGTCTGCCAGGAGTATCAACCAACGACACGTCAACGTATGGATTACATACATTGTATGCACAGCATGAGTAGTAGAGTGTGGGTATGTGCGTTATTGATCTAAGTATTACATCCTTGCTCTGGTCGTGTTTGACTGACCACACGATTGCATTTTCTTGGGCACCAAGGTATTCCGTTAGTGCCTCAGTATTAGGGATGCTGTGTTCCCATTCGTGGTGTACGTGTTGTGGGCACAGATATATGATTTCTCCAAACCTTTTGGCGTAATCACGGTAACCACACACAGTATCGCCATCAATCATACGCTGCTGTTTTTCGTTATGATTATGGCCAAACTTTCCATACAGTATTATCAATTTAGGCAGTGGCATTGTTTCTCCGTTACTCTTCTTCGTGGCTTTCTGTCGGGGCGGCCCTTTCCGCTGCACTCAGAAACAGGTAAATGTCGTTCGATGGCTAATGAGTCCTACCTGCTTAGATATTGGCAGAACACTAAACACTTCCTTAAATTTGTCGGATATAGCCTTGGTTTCTTTTTTTGTAAACTGGTCGTTGGTGGATGTCATTTTTTCTTCCACCCACTCAGCATACCCTACTATATCACTAGGAAACTGTTCGCCAGTTTCCTTTGTGTATAAGCCTCTAAAATTTCAGGCCGATTATTCCACGATGCAATGAACGCTGACCGAAACTCACCAAACGCATCTTGGTTATCTGCACACACTGTTGTAGAATGCCATTGCCAATGACCACCCTGCCCCCTGCAATCCATACATTTGACGTATCCAAGATAATCCTTGACAACAGACCGTACATTTGTACTACCACAAAAAGGGCATGGTTTAAGTTTATCGGCCATATAATATCCTTTCAAAAAAATTTATTACACACAACGTATTGCGAAACGTGCGCCGTGCTACGATACCAAAATACCGCACCGCCATACGCCATCATCGCAACGAGTCAAACGCGGACAGCATGGTGCACTTTCGCTGTTGTGCGAAGGTTTTTGAACCTCCGCAGCTTTGGCCGCACACCACCCGTTTGTAAAATCACGAGCCCTGTCGCCGTTACTGAAAAACGACATTTCATATTCCTGTTCAAATGCATCCACTATGTCTTTTGCGGCCATATAACCCTCCGGTTTTTTTTGTTTAACGCTTCACAAAGCACGAAGCTGCCTGGCCCAGTCTGCTATCCTGGAACGAAGCAACGATACATCCGCAAAAACGTTTTTATCGCTCCACTGCTCCATTTGTTCTGCAATTTGGGCGATAGCCATGCTTTGTTTGTCTGCGGATGTACATTTTTCCCCCGCAAGCTCTGTCGCCAAAGCTGCCGCACGTTCTGCCGATGCATCTGAAATGCACTGCCCTCGTATTGCCTCGTATATTTTCCGTTCAAGATTGTCCGACATAGTACCTCCGGAGAAAAATTTATTTACACCAACGTATTGCTAAACGGCTGATAGTTGCCGCAACCGTTTACATAGCGGCTTAACCTGTTTAATGCTAATATCTTGACTG